ATTTCCTAGATGTAAAAATAAAGCACACCAAGGAATTAACCAAGGTGTGCTGCACAACCATACATAGGTGGATCTGGACTTGTCTTAAGTAAGATAACTATTAATAATATTACTTAAATAGTACTATAGGTATATACTCCCCGAAGCTACTAAAGCTATTATATCATACTTTAGCACCTCTGTCAAGACATAATAATTAAAATAATAATTTATTTGTATATTGTTACTTTAGGGGTTGACACAAGGTTAAATTTATGATATACTTATGGTTATGATTCGTTCTTATATATAATATAAAGGTGACATGAACCATGATGTTCTCCCTAAGTCAGATCAAGAGTGCTAACGGTAAGCCAAGAACCAAAAGCCTATTCTATGAGTTATCTTATGATGATCCATCTGAGTCACTATTCACATTGAAAGAACGAGACATAGAAGTCAGGGGTCAGCCAATGCTATCCCTTCAGCAACTCTACGTATCAATGGTTCCAAGTGATCCAACTGAGTATGAGTTTGCTATGACAGTATTTGGTTCATGGGACTGTTGGCAAGCCATGAACAGGTCTCCTTACCTTAAGCCACATATAACTAAGTGGAGAGCAGAAGCTGAAGTTAAGGTTAAGTCAGAGGCAATTAAAGCTATAGCACAAGAGATGAAAGAGGGTGGACGCAGTTCCTTCTCAGCAGCCAAACTATTACTGGAAAAGGGTTGGCTAGATAAAGAAGCAGCTTCTAAAGCTAAACAGAAATTAAAAGAAAAAGAAGAGAAAGAACTAGACAAACAGGCACTCATGTTATTGTCTGAGGATGCTAACAGATTAGGGATCAAGGTAAACTAAGTATGGCTAAGACACCATCAGTAACAACTATCGCATCAGGTTATGCCTCTACGACAACACTTAATGAAAATTTTGAATCTTTACGAAATGGATTTAATAATGTCGTTTCGTTAGATGGAAGCACACCTAATGCTATGACAGCAGACTTTGACCTGAACGGCAATGATCTGCTTAATGTTAGTGGTGTATACGTAAATGGAACTAACATACTTAATCTACTAGACAATATAACTGTCAGTACATCAGCACCATCAGGAGGAAACGATGGTGATGTCTGGTTCAAAGTCTCATCATAACTAGGAAAAACAAAGGAACAAAACAATGGCTGCACTTTCAGACTACGCAGAAAACTTAGTACTTAATTGGCTTATGAGAGGCGAAGGTGAAACATCTCACCCGACCTCATGGCACATAGGTTTATTTACATCAGCGCCAAATGACGCAGGTGGAGGAACCGAAGTTTCAGGAAATGGATACTCTCGTCAATCAGTTGCTTGGACACAAGCTACAGGTACAGGCGGTACAACATCTAATGTAGATATTGAGACATTCACAGCTTCAGGTGGTTCTTGGGGTACAATTACTCACATAGGAATCTTTGATGCAAGTTCATCAGGAAACCTGCTCTGGCATGGAGCACTAACTTCATCTAAGACAGTGGCTGACGGTGATAGTCTTCAGTTTGCCGCAGGAGCTATTGACTTAACTCTAGCTTAATAGAAAGAAGACCCTATGGTTAAGCTAGTCAACAGAGCCAAGATGACAACCAGTACGACAGGCACTGGCACGATTACTCTTGGCTCTGCCTCAGACGGATACCAAACTTTTGCCGCCGCAGGAGTTAGCAATTCTGATACTGTTCGTTATACGATAGAGGACGGTAATGCTTGGGAAATCGGCACAGGCACATACACCGCCTCTGGCACAACGCTTAGCCGCACGGTCAGCGAAAGTTCTAACTCCAACAATGCCTTGAACCTATCTGGCAATGCGGTTGTTTTCGTGACGGCGATTGCTGACGATGTGGGCGTTAGGACATATGCCACCATAAGCGCCATGACATCTTCAACGACAGGCAGCGCAGGGTCGTTAGCCTACGTCACAGCCAACACTTCCTTGTACCAGAATAACGGCAACGGTTGGTATCGGATTGCGGTAATAAATACTACGCCAACTATAAGTAGCCCTGCGAATAATGCTGCTATTACTCTAGCTAAAGATGGTACACCAACAACCATAACTGTAACTGCGACTGACGCAGATGAAGGAACAACACTGACATATAGCTATACCGTTAGTTCTGGCTCAACATCAGGCGTGGCAACGATAAAAAACGCATCTGATACGGTTTTAAGTGCAGGGACAGAGTACAGCACAAACGTGTTTAAAGTTGTTCCTGCTGCAAGCGGTAGTGGCGGCAATTTTAGCCTTACTTTTAACGCTCATGACCAAATAAATACAGGCCAAGTCGTAAATAGTTTCACACTAGCTTTTGGTTGGGGAAATGTGAACGACCTCGCAAATCAGTCCAGTGAATTAAAAAGCTATCATAACCTTTCTGGTGGTTTTTCGGGCATTAGAGCAAGCGTTGACTTCTACGATGATGGCACAAAAGCTGTAATCTTTCATGGGAGTAATATATTTAATTGTACTTGTACTAGTGCTTATGACATTTCTACCGCCTCTTATTCAACAAGCCCTTCTAATCAAAAATTCACAGGGTCTGGCTCAAGTGGCTACAACAGAGATTTCGTGTGGGGCGACAGTGGCACAGCAGGGTATATATTTAATACCATGCAGAGCGGTCGTGTCATACGGGCTGTTAATGACGCTTATGTGTTTAGGTATGCAAACGACACTGCCCTAACAGGCCTTGGAAGTGGTGACGAGCATAACGGCATTTATGTAAAAGATGATGCAAGTACAAAGTACCTCTTTGTTCAGATTTCGGGTACGATAAAGAGATACGATTGGACTACTACGTTTTCCAATGCAACGAACGCAACTAACCAAACAGTCACCCCAAGCGGTTTCACGAAAGCCAGTGGTTTGCGTTTTAATGATGTAGGTACAAAAATCTACATGATGGATTACTCTAGCAGCGCTTCATCTCAAGTAGTGCGGCAGTTTAACCTTACTGGCGCTTGGGATTTATCAACGTGTAGCACTACGGCTGACTACACTTTTACCATCCCAAGCAGCCTTGGCGTCACACATTGTAAGGGGGTTGGAACTAGGCCAGACGGCTCACGTTTGTATTTTGCAAATGGGTCATCTAGCAGTTCTACACAAGGTCGAACACACAGCTTTAGTTTTGGGTAAAACAACATGGCAAATGTAAAAATATCAGACCTCACCGCTGCCTCTGCCGCAGCCGCAGCTAATGAGTTCGAGATCAATGAGGCAGGGACGTCCAAGAAAGTTACTGGTACACAGATTAGTACCTTTGTTAGAGGTAACATTGTTACGGCTGACTTAAGCGATACATCTGTTACTGCTGCTGAATTAAACTATCTGTCAGGTGTCACAAGTGATGTCCAAACGCAGATTAATAATGCAGGTGGTGGTCTGTTCAAAGGCGAGAATGGTCAGGTAGGTAGTTCTGCAGGAGACATCTTCCGCATCAATGAGCAAACCCTAAACACCAACACAACCATTGACGCAGATGAAAATGCCAACGCAACAGGCCCACTAGCCATTGCATCAGGTGTAACTCTGACTGTCACAAGCGGAGGGAACTTGTCCATTGTCTGAGGTAAGAGCAAATACAATAAGTGCTGCGAATGGGACTGATCCAGTTACGTTGACAAAGCAGAGTGCTGCGAAGGCTTGTGGAATGATTGATATGCCAGCCGATTTTGGGTCTGCTAACGCAATATATGCAAGCATTAACGTTTCGTCAGTGACGGATGATAGCACAGGTAATACGACCGTTGCACTTAGCTCATCGTTTTCTTCAAACACCTCTAAATGTGTAACTACTGGAGCAGTTCTCTCAAATAAGCTAACAGCCTATGGTGGTACATCATCATCTGCAAGCAATATAAAATTACAAGTCACAGATGCAGATAGTGATAGTGAACAGGATCAGGTGCAAATATTTAGTGCAAGTGGAGACTTAGCATGAGTACACTCACAGTCACCAACATCAAAGCCACAGGTGAAACAGCTAGCCGTGCAGTCTCAGGGGTTGCAGGGGCTTGGATAGACTTAGTAGGAACTGGTACTATTTCTATTGATGCAAGTTTTAATATTGCAAGTGTTACTGACAATGGAACTGGAGATTATACACAAACATATTCAAACGCTTTTTCTAGTAATGACTTGTCATTTCTAACTTCTTCAAACGGTTACATGACTAGGGCTTATAATAGTCAAACAACTTACGCTGATGTAAGAACCTATAATTCAGCGGCTTCTGCTGGCGATTACAGTAGAGTTCACACAGCAACATTCGGAGACTTAGTATGAGTACCCTTAGCGTAAGCAACGTCTCAGACGGCACAACAACGGTCGGCACAAGCTATGTGGTCAATGGGTCAGCTAAGGCTTGGATGACAATGGCTGGGGATGGTACGGCTATTGACGATAGTTTGAATACTTCATCTCTCACAGACAATGGCGTAGGAGATTTTGTACAAAATTATAGTAGCATCTTTGCTAATGCTCATTACAGCTGGTGTGGACAGCAAGAAAGTACGTATAGCACTACAGCGATGATTATAACTTACCAGCATAGTACGAAACTTTCTTCATCTACTAATATTTATACGTACAGAGCAGGTGCAGGAACAAGTATGGATGGTGAAGAGAATTGTACCCAAACACTCGGAGACTTAGCATGACCCACGGACATCTCTGGGATAGACTAGCAGAAGCTAAGAGCCGCCTTGAGCCAGTTCAGTCAAAGTATCGTGTTGTGTTTGAAGACCCTTCTACACCAGATGAAGCTGCCAAGGTGTTATGCCCTGACCCTAACTGGATGGCTTGTGCATTGGAAGGTAGCATCCTGCCACCAATTGACACCTATCAGCGTGACCGTGACGTTCCAGACGGACAGCCCAAAGAGCATCCATACGCAAAACCCATTGGCCCTTTGTCAGAAGAAGAAGCCATTGAGTATCTCATTATGAAGGACATCGATCCTGCTGTTTGGCAGGAATACCGAGGAAACAGAACAATTATGAAGATTGTACCTGTTGAGTTAGTTCCAAGTGATAGATCATTTAGAAATGCTTGGAAGATTAAACAAGAAGCTGACGAAAGGATTGCAGCATGACAACTTATATTAACATCAATGGGGATGTTCGTGATGCATCATCCCTTACTGTACCTACAGATCGTACATTTCGTGAGGCTTGGCAGTTTACAGGTAGTGCCGTTACAGTAGATATGACAGCAGCTAAAAACATTCACAAGGATAACCTTCGTGCTGAACGCAAGCCACGTTTGGAAGCATTAGATGTGTCTTACATGAAGGCTCTTGAGTCTGGCTCTGGCGCAGATGCTATTGCTACACAGAAGGCAACTCTGCGTGACATCACGGCAGACAGTCGTATTGCAGGAGCAAGCACACCTGATGAACTTAAGGCACTGGATTTGGCTACCCTACTAGGAGAATAGTAGACTCCTATGTTAGGCTTTTCACCATTATCTTCTGGCCCACTAGGGTCAACAGGTGCGGCTAGTTCTTCTGTTGACGGTTTCCGTATTACAGAAGCATCAGACAGTCGTATCCTTGAGAATGGTGATACAAGGGTAACTGAAAATTTTGCAGGAGTTATACACAGTGCTACTTCTGCTTTAACAGCTACAGGAACACTGTCTGCTATAGGTGTAAGGGTACAGCCTTTAGCAAGTGCTCTAAGTTCTGCAGGTACTTTAGCTGCTATAGGACTAAAGTCTCAACAAGCAGAAAGTGCTCTAAGTTCTGCAGGAAGTCTGTCTTCTGTAGCCTCAAGAATACAACAAGCTACTTCTTCCTTAAGTACTCAAGGTTCAAAAGTAGCCGCCTCTACGTTAGGTCTTGTTAGTTCAGCTAACTTAAGTTCTTCTGCTAATTTAACATCTGTAGCTACTAGAACACAGCAAATAGAAAGTGCTCTAAGTTCTACAGGCAGTTTAACTTCTGAAGTTACTAGAACCCAACAAGTAGAAAGTGCTTTAAGCTCTACAGGTAGTTTATCTGCTTTAGGCACTAAAACCCAACAGATAGAAAGTGCTTTAAGTTCTACAGGAAGCCTTTCTTCTGTAGCTACTAGAACTCAACAACTAGAAAGTGCTTTAAGTTCTACAGGTAGCCTATCTGCTGAAGCAGAAACTACCTCAAGCCATGTAGGTGAAGCTAGTTTAACAGCTACAGGTAGTTTATCAGCTTTAGCTACAAGGACTCAACAAGCTGCTTCTTCCTTAACTACTCAAGGTTCAAAAGTAGCAGCTTCTACATTAGGTCTTGTTGGTTCAGCTAACTTAAGTTCTTCTACTAGCTTAACTTCTGTAGCTACTAAAACCCAACAAATAGAAAGTACCTTAAGTTCTACAGGAAGTCTTACAGCTTCATCCTTAAGAATACAACAAGGCTTAAGTTCTTTAAATTCTGCAGGAAGCCTAACTGCTTTAGCTACTAAAACCCAACAGGGTCTAAGTGCTTTAAATGCTACAGGAACACTATCCGCTTCAGCAGGAACTACGACAAGTCATGTAGGTTCTTCTTCATTAAGTTCGTCTGCCAGTTTAACTTCTGAAGCAACACTTACTAAATACGGTGTATCTAGTCTAGTTAGCTCATCAAGTCTTTCTTCTCAAGCTACACTTACACAATCTTTAACTTCAAGTCTAACTAGCACAGGCTCTTCTTCAGCCGAAGCTATTAAAATACAACAAGGACTAAGTACCTTAAGTTCTACAGGAAGTGTAGTTTCTTTAGGTAGTCTTATAAAAGAAGCTGCTAGTTCTTTGTCAGCAGCAGGTTCTTTAACTGCGGTAGCTGTAAGTCTAGGAGCTATAAAGTCGGGTGCTTCTTCTTTAACTGGAAGTGCCTCAGTATCTGCAACAGGCTCAAATGTTATATATGCTGAGTTTGGTGGTGTAGATACAGAAATTACAAGAATAACTGAAGACGGAAATACAAGAGTTACCGAAGACAGTAATGTTAGAATTACCTTTGAACTTACTAATTCAGGTGTAAGTTCTATAACACCTCAGCCAACCTTTATTCTATTTTCATCGACAGCTTATATTAAAGAAAATGGTGTATGGAAAATATTTGATCCTTATGCTAAATACGAAGGTTCTTGGGTAGAACCTGAAAAGGTCTACTACAAGGAAGGTACATCATGGCGAAGAGCACACTAAGTGAGGGCAGTTGGACTATGACTAAATCAATACCTATTAGTTTTATCCTAGCCATCATTGGTCAGACAATAGCTCTAGTCTGGTATGTTTCTAGTCTAGACAATGCTATAGAAAATAATAAAAAAGATTTAATTAGACATGAGACAAGAATAGAAGCCTTAGAAGCTGTTGTTCAAAGTCAAGCTGTTACACTTGGTCGTATGGATGAAAACATTAAAGCTATAAGAAACTCAGTGGAAAAGATGGCAAATAGGGATACGGAGCAATAAATTAAGTGGCTATCAGAGAACAAATAAAAACTGCTGCTGAAAACAGTTTAGTTACATTTATTAATCTGGTAGCTCCTGAACAGGTACTTGGGCAATGCCACGAAGATGTCTGTGAGTGGTGGACAAGACAGGATGCTAAACCATTCCAACTTCTTTTGTTTCCAAGGGATCACGGTAAGTCAAGATTAGTAGCTTACAGGGTAGCTTGGGAACTAACTAAAGACCCAACACTTAGAATACTTTACATATCAGCTACAGCTAACCTAGCTGAAAAACAATTAGGGTTTATTAAAAATATACTAACCTCTAAGATATATCGTATGTACTGGCCTGACCATGTACACGAAGAGGAAGGTAAGAGAAAAAAGTGGACAGGCTCAGAGATAATGCTTGACCATCCACTTAGGGAGAAAGAAAATGTTCGTGACCCTTCAATCTTTACTGGTGGGCTTACTACTTCGCTTACAGGCTTACATTGTGACATCGCTGTCTTGGATGATGTCGTGGTGTATGAAAATGCTTACACAGGTGAAGGACGCAATAAAGTTAAAAGTCAATACTCTCTTCTCTCGTCTATTGAAGGTGCTGAAGCTAAAGAGTGGGTCGTAGGTACAAGGTATCACCCATCTGATTTGTACCAAGACTTACAGCAAATGGTTGAAGAAGTCTTTGATAAAGACGGTAATCAAATAGGTGAAGAAAGTATTTACGAAACCTTTGAGCAACCAGTAGAAGGCAGGGGTGATGGAACAGGGGAGTTCCTTTGGCCTCGACAACAACGTAAAGATGGGAAATGGTTTGGGTTCGATATTGCAATTCTTGCTAAAAAACGAGGCAAGTACTTGGATAAAGGTCAATACCGAGCACAGTATTACAACGATCCATCTGACCCTGACAATGTTCCTGTAGGTAAAGAAAAGTTTCAGTACTTCGATAGGAAACACCTACGTCAGGAAAGTGGTTACTGGTACTTTAGGGATGAGAAACTAAACGTATATGCAGCAGTTGACTTCGCATTTAGTTTGTCTAAGAGAGCCGACTACACAGCTATTGTTGTCGTAGGAATAGATGCTGACAATAATATTTATGTCTTAGATATTGACAGGTTTAGGACGGACAGGATTACTGAATACTTTGAACACATACTTCATCTATCTACTAAGTGGTCATTCCGTAAACTAAGGGCTGAAACAACGGTAGCTCAGGTAGCTATTGTTAAACAACTAAAAGAACTAATCAAACAACACGGCTTATCTATTAGTATAGATGAGTACAGACCTAACAAAAACCAAGGTAATAAGCAAGAACGTATATCTTCTATCTTAGAACCTCGTTACGATAACATGGCTATATGGCACTACAGAGGCGGCAATACTCAAGTACTTGAAGAAGAACTATCTTCTCGTAACCCACCACACGACGATGTGATTGATGCCTTAGCATCTGTGGTGGACATGGCAGTAAAACCCTCTCGCACTGTACGTAGAAACACAGATAACGTAGTACAGTTTAATCAAAGATTTGGTGGAGTTTCCTTCTAATGTCTGGAACAACGATTGACCTTGACACACTTATCGAACCTCACGCAATAGCCTCAGATATTGCTGATCGTTGGACTACGTGGAATAACTCTCGTCAACAAAAAATTGAAGAGTGGAAAGAACTACGTAACTATCTGTATGCTACTGATACTCGTACTACATCTAATAATAAACTACCTTGGACTAATAGTACAACCACACCTAAGCTAACACAGATTGCTGATAACCTTCACGCTAATTATTTCTCAGCCTTGTTTCCTCAGAAGCGTTGGTTTAGGTTTGAAGCTAATGACCAAGAGTCAGACATCAAAAGTAAACGTGATGTTATTCAGGCTTACATGGAAAACAAAGTCCGTCAGTCAGACTTTGAGAATACAACGGGCCGACTAATCAACGACTACATCCAGTATGGTAACTGCTTCGCTACTGTTGATTTTGTCAGAGATTATACTGAGTACGAAGACGGTGAACGTGCAGTAAACTATGTTGGCCCTAAGCTAGTACGTATATCTCCCTTTGATATTTGCTTTAATCCTTTAGCTCCATCCTTTGCTGACTCACCTAAGATTATTAGGTCAGTTCTTACTAAGGGTGAAATCAAACGTAAGATAGATGAGACTGTTGACAATGAGTATATGACAGGCATCTTTAATCGTATGATGTCTAATCGTGTGTCTTACTCAGGTTCTAACATAGATGTACATAAGGCTCATGGTTTCTTAGCTGATGGCTTCTCAGATATTAAACAGTATTATGAATCAGACTATGTTGAAATCCTTACGTTCTACGGTGACATCTATGATGGTGACACAGGTGACTTCCACAAGAATCGTGTGGTAACAGTAGTTGACAGAGCATATGTTTTGTCTAACGAACAGAACCCTAGTTGGTTAGGTAAGGCTCCTGTCTTCCACGCAGGTTGGAGAGAACGTCCTGACAACCTATATGCAATGGGACCACTGGATAACTTGGTCGGTATGCAGTATCGTATTGACCACCTAGAAAACCTTAAGGCTGATGTCTTCGATCAGATTGCATATCCAATTCTTAAGATACGAGGTGATGTAGAGGACTTTGACTTTGAACCTGCAGCACGTATTTACATGGGTGAAGAGGGTGACGTAGGCTACCTAGCTCCTGATGCAACAGCACTTAACGCTGACTTCCAGATTCAGAACCTTGAAGGTAAGATGGAAATGTTAGCAGGTGCTCCAAGGGAAGCTATGGGTATCCGTAGTGCAGGTGAGAAGACAGCCTTTGAGGTTGGTCAGCTTATGACAGCCGCAGGTCGTATCTTCCAACACAAGACAGCACACTTTGAAAGAGTATTCCTTGAGCCAATTCTTAACTCAATGCTTGAAGCTGCACGTAGGAACATGGACTATGCTGACACAGTACGTGTACTAAACGAGGACAGTGGTCTGTTTTTCTTTGAGGAAATTACCAAGGAAGACATTAAGGCTAACGGCAAGATTATCCCTATGGGTGCTAGGCACTTTGCTGAAAGAGCACAGAGAGTACAAAACATTACTCAGTTGTATCAGCTTAAACTGTCTGACCCATCTATTGCGACACATATGTCAGGCAAAGAGTTTGCTCGTATATTGGCTGATGAACTTGGTGAGCCAACCTTGTTCTCAGAAAATGTAGCTGTAACTGAACAAATGCAAACACAGAGGATTGCAATGGAAGCTCAGGTACAGTTTGAAGAAGAACAAGAAATCGCAGCAGAAAAAGGATTGTAAGATGCCATACAAAAAAGGTAAAGTCCAAGAATACAAAAACAAAACTAAAAAACCAATGGACAAGAAAAAGAAACCTGTTAAAAAGAAACCAATGCTAAAATAATGAAAGCCGTTTGGTTTAACAGATGTAAATCTAAAGAGGATAAGTTTGGTGTACGCCAAGCAGTCTTGTCAAACCGTGACAGTCTAGACCGCCTCAAAGAAATTCTTGAGCCTATGCTTAAGGAGACACCACCTACAGCAGACTACGATAGCCCCTCATGGGCATTTAAACAAGCTGATAGGATTGGTTATAACAGAGCACTAACCCAAGTGCTAGACATTATCAACCTAGATAAGGAATAAAATTATGGTATTTACTGACGAGTCTCCAACCAAAGAGACAGATCAGACTGAGCAGACGCAAGAAGATACTCAAACCCAAGAGTCTTATTTGCAGAAACTCGTTCAGGCAAAGGGAGAGAACTGGAGTAATCCTGAAGTACTAGCCAAAGGCAAACTAGAAGCTGATGGTTATATTTCAAATCTTGAAAGTCAACTCACAGAATTGCGAGAAGAACTTAATAAACAAGACTACTCTAAAACTTTACTCGACCAACTTCAAGAACAGGCCGCTGACCCTACTACAGCAAAACTTGGAGAGCCTTCTAATAATAGTAGCACTAATTCACAGAATACCACTGCTAGTCTTAGTGAGGATGACCTTAAGAGCCTTGTTGAAAAGACACTTACAGAACGAGAAAAAGGTACGGCTCTAGCTAATAACCTTTCTCTTGTCGATCAAGAGCTAGAAAAAAGTTTTGGTACTGAGGCAAAAACCAAGGTAGCAAACAAAGCTAAAGAGCTAGGTATGTCAATGGAACGTATGCGTGAAATTGCTGCTGAATCTCCACAGGCTTTCTTTTCTCTTATCGGTGAACCAGAAAAAACCTTTAGCCCTATGGTGCAAGGTTCGGTTCGTACTGAAGGTGTTAATATGCAAAACTCTACGGAACGTGACTTCAGTTACTATCAAAAACTCCGTAGAGAAAATCGTAACTTGTACTATTCTGCCAAGACGCAACAACAAATGTTTCAAGACAAAGACCGTCTTGGTGAAAAGTTTGGTGCATAATAAAGGAACTTAGACTATGGCTATGACCACATCTAATACTTCGTTCCTGCAACGTGCTCAGGTCTACTCATCAGAATTGAAAGAAATTCTACGTGATGAGATGATGGCACAACGGTATGTGCGTATGCTTGATGGTTTTCCTGACGGAAACACTTTCAACATTCCATCTATCGGGCAGGCTCAGGTAGACGACTATACAGAAGACAGTGCTGTTACTTACCGTCCACTCGACACAGGTAACTTCACATTCTCAGTTGACAAATACTTGTCATCTGCTACCTACATGACCAAGAAGGCTGAACAAGACACGTTCTATTCTAATGAACTAATGTCTCGTTTTGTTCCTGAACAAGAACGGTCAATCATGGAGCACTTTGAGACAACTACTCTTGCGGCTGCTGACACAGGCAACGCAAACAGTAACCGTTCTCTTAACGGTGTCAACATGCGTATCGCAGGTGGTGCATCAGGTGTAATCGAACTCGCAGACTTTGCGTATGCTCGTTATGCTCTGAAAAAACAGCACGTACCTGACAGCAATTTGGTAGCTATCGTTGATCCATCAGTAGAGTTTCAATTGAACTCTCTGTCAAACCTTGTAAACGTGTCAAACAACCCACGTTTTGAAGGTGTAGTTCGTGACGGTATCGCAACTGGTATGCGTTTCGTAGCAAACGTATATGGTTTCGACGTATATTGTTCAAACTTCTTGCCTGACTCCAATTCTACAGACACGATCCTAGAACGTAACGGAAGCACAGACACCGATGTAGGTTCTGCAGCTAAAGTTAATCTGTTCTTCTCTGCGGATCAGTCTGTAAACCCATTCGTGGGTGCATGGCGTCAGATGCCAGAGGTTGATTACGATTACAACAAAGACAACCAACGGCATGAGTTTGTAACTACTGCTCGTTACGGTGTTAAGTTGTACCGTCCTGAGAACATGGTTCAAATTGTCGCTAAGACAACCATCTCATAAAGGGGGTATAATTTATGTCTTATGTAAACGCAGACGGTTTGGAAATCCTTACTTCAGGTGAGGCAGGAACAGCCGCAAAAAAAGGTACAGTCCTCTCTGGACACAAGAAAGCTCTTGTATTGAACTTGACAGGAACAGAGTTACCCTCTGGTGCTGCAACACCTCAAGACCATGATGCTTTCATCCCTGCAAACTCTTACATCACATCAGCAACTGTAATTATTTCAACAGCTTTCACTTCAGGTGGTTCAGCTACGTTGACAGTTGGTGCTTATCAGCAAGATGGTTCTACCATTGATGCCGATGGTGTTGATGCGGCTGTTGCTTTGTCGGCTCTTAACGCCACAACAAAAGCAGTAGCTTGTGATGGTGCTCTTGTTGGAGCAGCTTTGTCTGTAGGTGATAACGATTGTTACATCGAAGCCTACTACGGCACTGCGGCCTTTACCGCAGGTGAAGCCAAGTTGGTTATTGAGTACATCGAACCTTAAACTATTAGGATGTCCTTAGTTTTCTAGGGGCATCCTTAACTTTTCTCTTGACAACTCTGTTAAAATAGTATATAATGTCTTTACTGAGGCAGGGGCTAAAGGATAAACAATGGCTAACGTACAACACAGTGCTCTTACTGGTAGTGATCTTCACGAACCTAAAGGTGTAGCTTCAGCTACGGCAGGTAAGGTGTATATATCTAACGGTTCTGGTAGTGGTGCTTGGACTTCAGCAGGAGAAATTATTACTGGTTATATAGATGATGTTTCTACAGCAGAAGTTGTTCATGTTCCAATGCCATTTGCAGGAACTATCTCTAAAGTTATAACTGTATTAGAAGGTGCTATTACTAATGCTGATGCTACTATCACAGTTAAAAATGCTTCAGCCGCATCTATGGGAACTCTTACTATAACTCAGTCAGGTTCAGCCGCAGGTGATGTAGATACTCTGTCTCCTTCAACTAACAAGACAGTTACAGCTAATAGTTTTATTACTATAGAAACAAATGGTGGGTCTACAAGTCACAAAAAACTTAGGTTTGCAGTAGTACTGGATAAATCATAATGAAACGTACACTCCTAGAAATGGTTCAGTCTATCTTGTCCGACATGGACTCAGAGGATGTGAACGCTATCAGTGATACACTTGAGGCTCAACAGGTAGCCTCAGTTATCGAAGACACTTACTATAACATCATATCAGCTAGAGATATACCTGAGCATCAAGAACTATTAAAACTAACTTCTTTGTCTGACAGTACAAGACCCACTCATTTTACATACCCCACTAATTTAAAACAAATAGAGACATTATCCTATAACACAGCTACTTCTGGTTCACAATACTCAGAAGTTAAGTTTGTACATCCTTTAGAATTTCTAGAGAGAATGGATGACACATCTAGCTCATCCCTTAAGGTGTCAGATAAGGTAGGTAACACAGACCTGTTTGTCTATAATGATATACATCCTACGTACTACACAACCTTTGATGATAACCATATTGTTATGAACTCATACAAAGCCTCTGTTGAGAGTACACTTCAGGCAAGTAAGACAAGAGCCTATGGTACTGTCTATCCAACCTTTACTATTTCAGATAGCTTTGAGCCTGACCTAGATGATAACATGCTACCTTACTTGTTGGCTGAAGCTAAGTCAACTTGTTTCTCTTTGTTTAAAGCAGGGTCAGACCCCAAGGTAGAACAACAAGCTAGACGATTAAAGTCCTATGTGCAAAACGATATGCACAAAACCAAACAGGCCAACAAAAGACCTTACTACGGAAGAAGCTAGATGCTAGAGTTTGTAGAAGACACAGTAAACCAAACCTGTGTGTGTAAGTCAGACAAATATGTGTCAGAAATATACATTAAGAAGTCAGTCGGTGGTAATATATTCTTTGAGATAACTCTTGAAAAGGGTGTTACACCACAGGAATTGTCAGGAAAGTATTCGTCCATACGTAAAGCTCAAGAAGCACTAGAACTTCACCTAAGAAATAAAAAAATAACAAGAGCAACTAGGACTGAGTACTTTAACAAGCAACGTGAAGAACGTAAGAAGGTAACTGATGGCTCAAAGTCTAAGTCAAAAGACAACTAATACCTTTATCAAAGGTCTTATTACTGAGGCAGGTGAGCTAACCTTCCCTGAAGGTGCTTCAGTTGATGAGTTAAACTGTGATCTACGCAGGGATGGCTCTCGTCGTAGACGCTTAGGTGTTGCAACAGAAACTTCAGCCGTTTACTCTAGCTTTACTCTTTCAGATACTGAGTTAGTAACAACAGGTACATGGCAAAACGTAGGTGGTTTAGCTGACCTAGAGTTCCTTGTATTTCAAAAAGGTGCAACTCTTTACTTTTATAATAAATCAACAGCACCATACTCTGAGCAGCTTTACTCAGACAGTATTAGTTTAGCTACCTATGAGATTTCTTCTGGTTCAGCCTCACTTTATAAATGCCAGTTTGCTAGTATTAACGGAACACTTGTTGTGTCTTCCGAAGGTATTAATACTATTGTTATTTCTTTTGATAACTCAGCTAGTCCTAAGTTTACAGCATCAGCTATAGCATTTAAGATTAGAGACTTTGAGTGGCAGGGTGATGTAACTGGCTATGATGCAGCAGCAACAACAACTGCTAGTCGTACATATGACACAAAGAACTCAGGTTGGGTTGGCACTAAGGGTGCAGCAGCTTTAAGCACTTGGAGTGCAGCTAACTCTAGTAACTACCCACCTCTGACACACCCTTGGTATGCAGGTAAAGACTCAAGTAATGACTTTTCAGCCTCTGAGTGGGACAAAGTATTCGCAGGTTCTACTCTTACAGCTAATGGTCACTACATTATTGACTTTTTTAACAGGGTTAGATCAGGTTTATCAACCGAAGTTATAAACACAAGGTTTAAAAGTGTAACATCCTTTTCTGGTCGAGTGTTTTACGCAGGTATTGCAGCATCTGAGCATACAGGCACAGTTCTTTTTTCTAAAGTAGTTGACAATAACAACGATTTAGGTAAGTGTTATCAACAGAATGATCCTACTGCGGAGTACTTTGCAGATTTGCTAGCCACTGATGGTGGTTATATTTCTATACCTGATGCAATTAACATTCAAAGACTATATGCGTACCAATCTTCTCTATTTGTCTTTGCTGAGAACGGTGTATGGGCTATCACAGGGGTAGATGGTGTCTTCTCAGCCTCATCCTACGGTATAAACCGTGTCTCTAGTGTAGGTATTCTTAATCCTGAGTCATTTGTTGAGGCTGAAGGTATTCCCTTTTGGTGGTCAAGGTTTGGTATTCATACTTTAACGACTGACCCTACATCGGGCCAAGGTAAAGAACAAAACTTAACTATTTCAACTATTCAAACACGTTGGGATAGTATCACAACAGAACAAAAGTCTAAAGTTACAGCAATATACGACAGTATAAGTAAAAAGATTTATTGGGCATACCCTAATGCAGGTGAAACTGTAGCATCTAAGTTAAATAATTTTCTTATTCTTGATTTATCTTTACAAGCCTTCGTGCCTTGGACTATTTCAGATCAAGCATCTTCAACAGACAGTGCAGTAGGTCTAGCTTTTTACTCAGGTTTTGGTGCTGACTTTAATGTTGACGTTAGATCAGGCACAGATGGTGTGAATGATGTACTCGCAGGCACTGATGATGTTGTGTCTACAAGTATCTCTGGTTTTACAACTGGTGATCCTGCATTAGTCCTTCTGATTAGAAAAGGTTCCGATAGTAAAATTACTATGGGTTCATTCTCAAGTACAACATTCTTAGACTGGGGTGATACTAACTACACATCTTATGCTGAGACAGGGTATGACTTTGTTGGTGACTTGATCACTAAGAAAAATGCCCCCTACATAGCTATATACACAAGACTGACAGAGGAAGGGTTTAACTACACAGGTTCAGCTTATGAATCTATCAGACCATCTTCTCTTCTTGTTTCAGCAGCATGGGACTTTAACGATACGTTTAGTGCTACACAACAAGCCTATAGACTTAAGTATCCAATTGTTGTTAATCCATCTGATCTAACTTCTTTTCCATACCCTGAAGATGTCATAACCACAAGACTAAAAATCAGAGGGCATGGTCGATCAGTCAGACTTAAATACTCAAGTGAACAAGGTAAGGACTTTATTCTTTTAGGATGGGGTATAGTACAAGGAAGGAATACTAGGTTTTAGATGACAGAATATACAATACGTGATGCAACCGAACAAGACGTATTAGACACAGTACTAGCAGTCAAACAGTTTTGTAAAGAAATACCACACCCTGCTTGGGGAAAGTTTGATGCTAATAAAGTAAAACAACTTGTATCTAATCTAGTAGAACATGAGTTAGGTTTTGTCAAGATAGTCGTACATGAGGAAGAGGTCGTAGGTGCTTTGATAGCTGCTATCTCAAGTCTACCAATTAATAACATAACAGTAGCACAAGAGTTAATGTTCTGGCTTGACCCTGATCATCGTAATGGAAAGACATCTTTTAAGTTAATAGATCAATATGTTGAGTGGTCAAAAGAAAAAGGCTGTGACTATGCTAGGCTCTCAACAATAGACGAAACTATGGGAACTAAGGCAGGTGTTCTGTTTAAACGTAAAGGCTTTAAGCCAACAGAAACTGCTTATATAAAGGAAGTATAGAATGGCATTATTTACAGCAATTGGTGTTGGTCTTGGTCTGGCAGGAACGGCAGCTACACTAGCAGGTGTTGGTATAGTAGGTACAGGAGTAGCTGTCGCAGGAACCGTAGCTTCTGTCAGTGCATCTAACAGAGCAATGTCAGCACAAAAGCAAGCTACTCAAGTTCAGATAAAACAACAAGAAGCACAAGCCTCAAGAGAACGAAGGGGTGCTGTACGTAGGGGTTTGATAGCTAGAGCTAGGGCAGCTAACGTAGCAGCCACTACAGGCATGGCAGATACATCAGCTTTCCTAGGTG